CCATAATTAGTAGTCAAGTCTTTTAAAATACTCGAAGCGTGGTATCCATCAAGCAAATCAGCATTTAGATTTGTAACAAGATTTGTATTGCTCATTGTACCGCCTGTAAGTGGCAATGCTCCTATTTCAGCGGCACTCCAACTTACATTTGCAGTACCATCGAAAGACTTTCCAGTGTTGCCGACAGTTAAAGTTCGTGCAGTTTGCAGCTTAGTTGCAGTCGAAGCGTTACCGCTTAATGATCCGATGAAAGTAGGTGCGGTAAGGTTGCCAGTTAAGGTGTCTCCCGCTTTGTTCACTTTCAGGTTAAGCGCAGTTTGTGTAGCGGTAGAAATAGGCTTGTTTAAGTCACTTGTGTTGTCTACATTTCCCAATCCTACTTGTGCTTTCGTGACCGAGTGAGGGTTGGAAGTATTAGCTATGTGAGTTGCTACTCCTATATTGTCTGTTAATTGAGAGAGCGAGGTGAGGTTACCTGAACTGTAAATTGTGTCTCCATTCGCAAAAAAACTCCCTGCCTCATAATTCATTGCAACCAAGGAATTGTTGATCTCGGAATTGATTACAGTATTTGAACTGGTATTATAGTATTCAACTACAACCCAGTTAGGAGATTGCCCTATAAAATCTATAGAAGCTATATTTGCTGCCCCAACGTAAATATCAAATCCGCCATATAAAACACCATTATACAAGAATTTACACAGTCTGAAAGTGTTAAAGGAGTTATATCTAAACACGTTACCCTCGAATGCTTCTACATTATATTTTTTCTGTATCGAAAAATCAAATCTTTTATTTGGAAACAATCCATTCACCCTACCCATTGTTATGGTACCAAATGCTCTTGAATAGGCATTAGCTCCACCATCTAATCGAATAACACCAATAACAAACCGTATGTAAGAATCAGTCATGGAACTACGAGTCCTTAGTGATGCTTTGCCATCCAGTGCCGTGTCCACCTCTGTCTTAGTATAGGCATTCGTTATTTCGTACCCAGCCAAGGTAGTTGGCTTATTTGTTAACGACGCAAAAGTGTGTGTGTGATTTCCCTCCGCCACCGTCCCGGCGGTTGTACCAAAATTCTTATTAAAAGCTGTGTTCTTCGTGAATACTGGCTCATAAACACCTGTATGCAAGTGTCCTGATAGTGATACTGTTTTCGTTATTCCACTTACCGTAAGTGGAGACGCATTATTCGACGTTGTTCCCCAGCTTACGGAAGTGCCTACAGACGAAGCGGGAACATTAACCCAGTGCGTTCCGTTGAACTGTAGCAAGTTATTAGCGGCTAGAGAGGTAAGCATAACATCACTCAATCCTGAAAGAGAACCGCCACCGCCTCCGCCTCCTGAACCTATTCCATATGCCGATACTTCGCCTGTTGAATAGAAGCTGTACTTTGCCTTGATGGCGAAAACTCCGGTACTCACTTCCACTTTTTCAAAAAGATCGTCAAAAACTGACTTGTCGAGTTTGAGGCTCGGATTGAAGTTACCCGTATGGTGTAATGTTACCCAATCCCCCCACACCGAATTAGTGCCATTCCGATAGTATATATTATTCCCTCCGTAGCTGTCAAACCATAACTGGACAAACCTATCTGTACTTGACTGCATAACCATATACGGAGAGTATGAATAAGATCCGCTTGGTCTGTTTGTTGTCTGTGATGGTCCACCGCCTGCTATACCTGAAGTATATAGTGTATTTAAATCAACAGTGGGTCGCAAAGTGTTTAAAGGTAGATAGTTGTGAGTATGATTACCCTCCGCCACCGTACCGGCGGTAGTACCGAAGTTCTTGTTAAAAGCAGTGTTCTTCGTAAACACAGGCTCATAAACCCCGCTATGGTTGTGTGATGCGAGGGAGTAGCTGTTGTTGTCGTAGCTCCATGTACCTGAGCCGTTATTCTTTAAAAATCCTGTGCCATTTACGATATTTTTTACCGTATGTGCCGAGAATATAGGGTCTGTTTCTGTAAATATTTTCAAATATCCAGCCGATGCGTGATTTCCCCACCCATAAGCTGTTTGTCCGTTAATTATTCTGCTGTCATTTCCCTCCGCCACCGTCCCAGCGGCAGTACCGAAATTCTTGTTGAATGCTGTATTCTTCGTGAACACGGGCTCGTAAACACCTGCATGCAAATGATTATCCGGACTGAACGTAGCCCCCTTGGTTGCAGTGATAACCGTTCCTGCCTTGCTTATCGATGTTATCGCATTACCCGTACCTGTCATGTTGATGGTCAACGCCGAGCCACCCTCAAGATTGCCGACTCTTGTGTTCAAATCAACCCCAAGAAGTGCGGATAGAACCCATCCGGACTTGGTACTGTTATAGTCAGCCCAAGCGTCCAGTCGTTCGTAGCTTTCACCACCTGAGCCTCCTGAACCTATTCCATATGCCGATACTTCGCCTGTTGAATAGAATGATTTTAAGGCCTTGATTGCATTGTTGGTGCTGTCGTATTCAAAGAATGTTTTTAACAGCTCTATGTATGTTTTATCTGTTGAGCTTAATGCTCCGCTGGCTGCAGTGGTTGCAAGCGCAAGACTTAATACCTGAGTTGAAAGTGACAAACCGTTTGCCGTCCCGATTGTCAAGGGATTATGAACTGATATAACACCGCTCGCTATTGAAACATTTGCGCCAATTTTGACGCCTCCCAGAACTGATGCGGATGCTGTGGGCAATGAATAAGGAGCAACCCAAGACCTTACTCCCGCATTGGTAGAACTTAATAGATATCCGTTAGCGGATGGATTGCCAAGAACAGGCTCGTAAACTCCGCTATGGTTGTGAGATGCGAGGGAGTAGCTGTTGTTGTCGTAGCTCAACGTCTTACCGTTCGCCTTGACAAAACCTGTACCGTTGATGATTGCCTGATGTTCGGTTTGTGAGTGATCATAAGCAATCTTTCCCCGGTCACCACGGTATGCAGTTGATGATGTTTCACCGAGTGCGAGGGAAGCACTTATCTCAACGTAGGCCGTTCCGCTCCAACGATATGTTTTATTGGTGTCCTGTGCGATGTAGATCTTGCCCGTCTCTCCTGTAGATGGAAAGGCAGCCAGATTAACGTATTCCAGTACGTCGTCAACGTAAGATGGCAGCTGGGATGAAAGTATCTTTCCATTTACATCCAGTTCGGCAAAGTTGGCTTTTGTAACAGTGAGTACTGTTCCTGATTTGGTTATGTTTGCAATGCCGTTTCCCGTCCCCACGGTAGACAATGACAATGCAGCCCCGCCCTCCAATGAAGTTAGTCGGCTTTTTGTGTCGTTGTAGAACGGAACGAGCAACCCGGCCTTAACCGCCCAGTTGTCTTTAGTTGAATCGTAGTCCGTCCAGGCCTGAAGCAGGTCAACACCGCCACCCGAAGAACCGCCTGAACCTATTCCGTAAGCACTTAATTCACCCATAGAATAGGCGTTCATCTCTGTATAAATCGTGTTCGGATTATCAGGGTCTTTTTTCCACCAGCTTAGAATTTCGAGTTGTTCTGGTGTTAAGCCTCCACCAGTTCCGCCACCGCTTCCACCAGCCGAGATACCGCCAATGCTCTTTATTCCGCTCTCACCCTCACCGAAGTAGCTGTAAATGTACTCTCTTATAACATTGTTCTGAAATGCAACCTCCTCTAATTCAACCGATAGGTTGCTTTTGAAGAAGTCAAATTGAGCGGATACGACTGTATGCCTTATTCCACATGCAACGAAAATTGCTAAAGGGTCAAAATCATTTACCTCTATTTCTGCACTTAACAGGTCATGAGCTACTGAGAACATACGCCTCATCTGTCTCATTGAATGATGAAGTAGCGGTAATTCGCTCGTCTCATTAGGTATGCTCGGGGTAGTCCAAATTGGACTGCTTAAAGTATTAACATCCTTGTATATTGATGAAGTGTCATCATTAGGGTATCTATAGAAATAACCATCTAACCCTGATAACAGATAATCACCAAAAATCGAAGTCTCTATATCGTATGCCTTTGTAAATACTTCTCCCTGTTCAGTCTTATACATTGTGCCTTTCGGTAACTCTGACACATCGCTGAACTTTATCAGTGCATAATTGACAGTGACATATTGATTACCTGAACCGTAAACCCTGATAGTTGCTGAATAGTTATTAACATTATCCTCCTCGCCTACTTCAAATAAACCTTTAAAGGAATCTGAATTAGAAAAAGATGGTGATGCTAACAATAATGGAGGCTGTTGCCCACCACGCAATAATAATGAATGTCCGCTTATATTTTCAGGGTCTAATATTTCAAAGATGCCCGCTTTTGTAAGAGTGTAGGTTTTAACTCCATTCGTCAAGATTACCGCATACCTTAAAAAACTTATTGCCGTATTGCTCGATAGTTTTTCAGCCATCGTGGAACTGATATCAACAGTTACCTCCACCCTGTCAGCTCGCGGACTATTTATCGGAATAGCATCAGTTGAAATGTATGGAGCTGTATTTAGATTATTTGTATTATCTATCCAATTATTGTAATTTAATAGATATTGCTTTACTGTTCTATCTGCGTCAAAAAATGGTGTCCCTCCTAAAAATCCAATTATATGCCTATTTTCTATTGTCGCCACAAAACCATTAACGCTATTCCACCCTGATAACCCCAACGAATAATCGTAATTGACAGGGTGTGACTTCCTTCCACCATGTTCATGATATATTCCAACAGACCCAGCGACAGGCATAATAGTTCTTCTTGCTCCTATGCTTACTTCCTCAAAATTATAAATATTCTCTAAATAGTTGGTGAAGCTGCTTAATGAGTTATATATTTTCCCGCTTCCTATTTCATGCTGCAACTTATTAATGATAACCCACTCACCAGCTCTTTGAACCAATTTAGATCTACTCACTATTAAAATTGAGGAAAGAATATTGTAACAACTAATTGAACGCCCTTTAACATCTTTAATCCTTTGCGAATCAATGTAATAACTGAAAAAAGCATTAACTGTTCCATCATTAGAGAAGTCTGCTATTGTTTTTAATGGCAGTGATAAGCCTGTTTTACTCAAACAAGTTAGAGTTAATTCTCTGATATTTACCATCGTTGGTAAATCTGATAACGTTACGCTTTTAAGCGTGCCCAACCTGTCACTTGCCGTCATGACAATGACAGGGTTGCTTCTTACTTCGATTGAGAAAAAGTCGGGTATGATAAAGCCTTTCCACTTAACAATATTATTAATGTAGTAGGTAACCGCCAATTCAGTTTCATTTGAGGTTTTAAGATTGTCGATATTAAAATCTGTCGTTTCGTAAATCTCAATGTCTGCACTTGAAGATAGGAACATCCCCGACTTGTCTCCCTTATCATTATTGTATGATAAAATAAACGGTCGCTCTGTGCCCTCAACATCAATAACAGGTGTTGCCAAACCTTTCTGAATGTCAACTCTCGCCTCAACACCGTCTTTATTGCAAAATCTTAACCTGTATATCATATTAATTATTTTACGCTCTCCCTACAACCTATTTCTTCTTTGTTCAGCCGTATTCAATACTCCAACTAATTCATTTGTGCCTATTTTGAATTCCACTTTGAAATCATCCTGATATTGCCCTCTGTATTCAGATGGCGCATAACCTGGTCCTGTATTTCTTAGTGATGGTGCGGAGGAATAGCCTGCTCCACCACCTCCCATGCTACTTGCTAATTTTCTTGAGCCAGCCGAGAATAGTGAGCCTAATGCTATTAATGCTACACCAGCACCGATAGCAAGTGCCGGGTTAAGTGACATTAATGCTTTTTGGATTGCTTCAAGACCTATCCCTACACCTAACGCCATCTTACCCAAATCAACCATAATACCGCCAAGCATACCCAGCATTGACGAAGCCAAAGCCGTCATTACATTGTCGCCCTCCATTATCGCAGTTGAGGCATCAGCGAAAAGATTCCCAAGAACATCACCGACTGTCACTTTTATGGCTTGAGCCTTTTGCGACAAATCCCCCATGCTTGCATCAAGTGCGGAGGTGTCAATTGCTGGTAATACAAATTTACCGTCTTTCAGGAATTTATTCTCTGCCGCTTCAATCCCAGATATATCCGTGTTAACCTTTATATTCAACTCTCTCCCACCTGTTAACAAATCTAATGCAGTTGACAAATCGTTTATCTGTTGTTGAGTCTCCGCTAATTCCTGACGTACATTCGTTGAGGGTAAGATTCCTAATTGAAGCTTAACGAGCTTGCTCTGTAAATCTTCAATTGTTGCGGTTGTTTTAGTAATCGCATCACGTACATTTAACTGTTCGCCGATAAGCTTCTGGAAGGTGTCTAATTCTGCTATCTCTGCCGTATCCCCTAAACTTATATTTAAGTCATCTACTGCTTTTTTAACAGTTTGCATCGCTCCGGCTGAACCAGTCATCTCGTTCGCTGCCAAAGCGACTTCGAGTGCTGCCTGATCAATATTGATTTTCCCGAATGCTGTGTTTATTTTGTCCGCCCAATCGTCTAATCCCACCTTTCGAAGTACCCAAGACAGTTTTTCGCCCATGAACTCCATTTGTCCAACAACCCACTTAACGCCATTGCCGACCATAGCTTTTATGTTGGTCCAAAAACCTTTAAAATCCAAGGTTACAAGAGAAACAAGTGCTTTTACTGAGCTTGAAATACCTGTTGTGAACGTGTTCCACATCGTTGTAACGTTTCTCACAACATCCTCAAAATTGGCTGCCAAAAGTATGATTGCTCCACCGACAAGCCCGATTGGTCCAGTCAATGCTACAAATCCAGCTTTTAATAACGGTAATGCTTTGAGTATGTTGCCTATAACGATTAAAAGCGGACCAGCAACCGCCGTAACCCCAGCAATACCGACAATCATGGATTGCATTTCAGGTGACAAAGCCCTTAAACTTCCCAATAAATCTGTTAATTTGCTGATCATTGGTGTGATAATTGGCAATAATACCTCTCCCAATTCAGTCGATAAATTCGCGACCTCTGTCCGAAAAGCCCTCATGGCTCCGCTTGCACCGTCCGCTTCTCTCGCTGCCTGCCCTTGTGCCGCCCCTGTCTGTTCCCAGATCAGTGCCAATGTAGCGGCTTGTTTTGCCTGCAAGCTCATTTCGCTTGTACCGCTTATCAGTCCTAACTCCAACGCTTTCTGCTTTATCAACGCTTCATTGACCGCCATACCGTAATTGTCAAGCATGGTATTGTTTCCCTTGAGTGCTCCTGTTAATGCCCTCACGGCATCTTGTGTAGTACCGCCATACATGGCTGTAAGGTCTCCGGCCAATTCTATTAATTTAGCGGACTGCTTCGATGCTTCCTTTTCAGTCAGATTACCGATATTAATGAGCATCGAACCCATTAAGTTGGAATACGATAATGCTTCTTTTTTAGCAATTCCATATGAGGTATCAAGGTTGTTCGCCCAATCCTGTACGGTGTCGGAATTATCCTTGAATATCTGCTCTGTAGCACCCAAAGCGTCCTGAAAATCGGCAGCCATAGAAAATGCCTTAGCACCAACGCCGACCAATGCAGCCGATAAGATAGATGCTTTTTTCCCTATACCTATGAATGAATCACCGACCTTTGACAACTTTTGCAAAGTAGTCTTCTCAAGCCTATCAACATCAGATATAGCTTTATCGATATTATTTGAAAAACCTTTTATGTCCGCCTCGAGTACCGCCTTGAAACTCATGTTATAAGTTGTTTAGTTGTTTCTGTTTTAAATTCTGCAACCTCATTGCCTCGTTATATTCATCCATCCGCTTTTGAGCCAAAGACTTCATTTCGTCCGATATCCCTTTTCGCCTTGCGCTTTTTTCGTCAATAGGCATAAACTGCTCGATTGATTTAGGAACTGAATTTTGGTGTAAATGGCTTCCTATCTGTGCCGACCATGCTATTAATCGTGTGTGCCTCAACCTTTCCTTTTGCATCCTGTTGAAAGCATAAGACTTTATTAAAAACTCGCAAAATGGCATATCATAGAACTCTTCCAGCCTTAACCCCAATTCACCAACCGCAAACGCCACAACATCCCTGTTCCAGTCAAACTCTACTTCTTGACTGTCTTTTTCGGTGCTGTGGCTTTCGGGTTTTTTTCTTCATCCTCTGGGACGTTGGTTGTTCTTGATTTGATATACAGATTCTGCACCCTTTGCACCTCATCACTTTGAAGCCCCCCCTGTTCATCTATCCAGTCGTAACAGTCAAGCACATCAAAGTCGATTTTCTCTTCTGCAATATACTTACCTCTTAAACCCTCTCCGTGGATTAAGCCGAAAAATAGCATATGAGCAAACATCTTGATCGTTGCCGTATCGCCTTTCAATGCACTCTCAATCTCACCGATCACCCAGGTTGAAAATTGAAGCGTCCTTTCCTTACCTTTTAAAAATATGGTTGTCTTAAACATCTCGCTTTGTTTTATTATTTTTTTTTAGTAATAAGCTGGTTGTTTGGTATCAGAGTACAACTCAGCAAAACTCCTGTTCCATTAAGGTGTCACAACCATTGGGTCTTCATCAAGCATACCGCCATTCACGGTTAACGAGCCAGAGAAAGTTGCATCCCCCTCACCGAATGTTCCGTCAAGACTTGCAATTACCGCCTTGAAGTATTCGGGCGTTGTCGAATCGATCGTCTCGTACCTGAATGTCTGCTCCTGCTTTGATTCAATCGCTGTAATCAAATCCTTGTAGGTAGCCTTGTCTACATCTTCAACCCCCAACTTCATAATTTCACCGCTAATATTCACAGTTGTTGAGACGCTGTCAACCTTTGAAGTCGGCACACCCTTTGTGCAATAATTAACCTTTTGAATGATCTCACTTACCCTGTTCGTTGATGTTTCAGTCAGACAAACGATTGGTTTGTAAGCTGAGCCAACATACAACGATAATAATGCTTCTTGTCCTTTAATATTTTCCATATCCTTTTAATTTTTAATGTTTATGTTTTTGTTTATTATTCACCCGTTTTTTATGAAACTTAAAATAAATATCTTTGAGAATGCAACCCTTGTGGCGGTTGTCTCGTTCAACGATCTTGATACATCTAACTGAACCTCGCTTATGTCAGATAGCTTGCTCTTGCCCCTGTCATCCCTTAATAGATTCAATACATCATCACCAATATCCTCCGACAGCTTCTTGCTCCCGGTATTGCCAAAAATGGTAACAACCTTGATTGTCAATGAAATATTAAAGCGTGGATTGCAATATGTTTGAACAGCATTGTAAATCATCTGCTGGTCTTGCAAAATGATATATGTTTGCGCTCCATTTATGACAGGCAACGTGATGTCAGGGTTAACTACCTCATCAAATACAGGTATCGCTACACCGTTAAATTTATAACCGCTTAACGCCTGAATCACCTTGCCTCTTGCAAATGTTATCCTGTCCATAATGCTATTTATCAATTACCTGCTTATCCATCAACGCCTTTAGATCAGCCTTGAATTTTTCAACATTCTTTAAGAAGTTATTATAAAGGTAAGGTTTTCCCTGCAAAGTTCCTAACCCATTTACAAAGAATTGCATAGCAATATCTTTCACCCATTGCGGGTATGGAGCCAGTATTTCCCTTGCACTTAACCCCGTTCCGAACTCAATATAAGCCGCCATATCATCACCTCCTTTACCGTCCTCTCTTTTTGCTCCATCAACTGCTACTTCACCTGTTAAACCTTTATTCTTGAATGAAGAAACAATGTTTATAAAGCGTGTATCAATCGGATAGCTTGCATCGAAATTCAATGCCCTTTTAGCATCTATCTCGGTGTCTTTAACTGCAAATTCAACAAGTTGAACCACATCTCTAAATAATTGGGTCCTGTACAGATCCAAATTCTTTGATAATGTATTTTCAACTGTAATTTTAGGCATAGCTATATAATTATTAAAGAACTGCTTCTGTCATGTTAAATGTGTAAAATCTTGACCGCCTGACAAAGTCTACCTGTGGTGTTGAAAGGATAGAATATTTCTTACCTCTCCACTCTATCAGATTATGTTCAAAAAACTCCTTCCTTGTCTTAACTCGATAAGTAGCTGGAAAATTTAACTGTGCTTGTTCGATGTCTTTAGATGTCCTTAACTGCTCAATAGCCGCCCATGTTTCAAATTCAACAACATCAATAGGGATACTGCCACCGTAACCGTCTGGTTGCGATCCTTGTGTTATTGCCTTTATTTTTTCTGTTAATCTCATTTGATTGTCTTTTAAAACATCGGTTGCTTATTGAAATTATGATAAGTATCTAAATCTCGCTTATCCTCCATACTGTCAAACCTGATACCCACATTTCTAACTATTGCCTCTTTTAATGCTTCATTTATTTCTGCTTCTGTCCTGCCTGTCCTTGCAAGTGCTATCTCAAATTCAGCGTCAATCAAAAGCTCTAAATAACTATCATGCGAAGTGTCAACCTCATCAAGGCTTAGCGTTAGCTTTGCTTTTTCGAGTAACTCGCTTTTTAGTGTTGCTTCCATCGTCAGTTATTTTATCGGTTGTTTCTTCATCCTCAATATTGGTTTGCTTCTGTTCAAGTGCCACACCCATAGCAATAAGATACTTCGCCCTGTGATAATTCACCTTGACAATATCACCCTGCTTACCAAGCACATGATTTTTGAGTAGTTTTATTTTCATATCCATTTTAATTTTTTAAAATCGGTAGGGTATATTTCAACCCTACCAATTAATTAGTTTAAAGAGTAACCTTTACCATTGCATTAAGGTCTTTTGCAACAAATGCCACCATTTCCTCAACCCTGAATGTAACCTTGTTATATTCAACGTTATCAGCGTGTTGTTCGAACATCCTTAATTCAGGAGATAATCTGTTAATGAACTCAAATTCAGGTGAACTTACAACGTAAGCAGTCCCGGCTGTCAATGTAGGGATAGGAACAACCTGAACAGTCGTTTCAATACCGTTTGCATTGAACCCTGATAGCGTATTGTTAGGCAAATCATATTCGCCTGATCCTGTAGCCTTGTTCAATTTGATGTGCTCCAGATAATCGGAAGGATTCATCAGAACATGAGTGGGATTCATGTAACTGCCCAACAGCTGACCGAATGCCGCATCAACCAACTTCTCAACCGCAATAGTTTTCGAACCGCTATAAGCAACCGCATTAGCCGCCAAATAATCAGTTATCAGTTTATTCTCCCTTGCAAAAATGCCGTACCTTGAATAAAGCAAAGTATTAGCGATGCTACCCTGCAAATATCGAACATTTAACAACAACTCCCTATTAACAGTTGTAATCCCTGCTGTCCATTTGGGTGTAACTGTAATGTCCTTATAATTAGGTGTTACATCCGGTTTGGGTACGTCTGCACCCAATTCACCTGTTCCTCTTGCCCATTCATCAACTCCTCCTGTAACTGTGCCGAGTTGAGGTATTACTATGCTTCCCGAATCGGTTGTAATGTTAGGAAAAATATTCCTTAAATAAAGAGGCGAATAAGGAGAATTATATAGATCACGTCTTACATCGGTAGTCTGCCTTCCAAGTGCCCCAGTTGCCCAATTTGCATCTGTAACCTCTTTTATGGTGAATGTTTTCTCTCCACCTCTGAACGACTTAATCGTTTCAGCGTTATCTACAATCGCCCCTGAAATTGCATCATGTATTGACATGTTTTTTTCTGTTTTATCGGTTATTTGCCCCTGCTTCTTCATGTCCGCCGATAACTTATTAATGCTGTCGGTTAGCTCTTTCTTCACCGCTTCGATGTCCTCCGACTTCGTAGCTTTTTCAAGCTGTGCAGTTAATTCGGCTACCTTATCATTTAATTCCTTAACCGATTTTTCCGCTACACCTTTAGCCGCCTCTTCGGCTGTTTTCTTTACATTTTCTAAAGCCTCTTGTTTATCTTTTTCAAGTTGAGCTTTTTTTTCTTCTTCCGTCATAATATTAATTTTTAAATAGTTCGTAAATATTAGTTATTAATTTATCCGCTGACGGCTCAACTGCTCCGAGTGTGTCCTCACGGCTCGATTCTTTGAGTGTCAAAAATTGTTCTAAACTCTTTAATATATTGTCTGAAAATTGGCTGTCATAAGCTTTTGTAATCGTCTGCCAAAATTTATCTTGTGTCAATTCTGTTTCTGCCTGAATTGACTTCACCATGTCAACCATTGATAGTTGGTTAGCTGGTTGCATCGTCAGCACGCTTATTTCATCGAGTTTAAATTCAGTGATGATCCGACTGTCCTGTTTATCTCTTTTCATCACCCATCCGCCAATGGAGAAACCACACTCAAAACCATTTTCAAACATGAATTTAGCTTCTTGATATGTATCTTTACCAAGCTGTGTGTCCATGATTATTTTTGCCTCCATATAAAGACCATACGGATCATAAGCATCTAATTTTAATGGAATACCCACAAATTCATTTGACTTATGATTTTTATAAATCTTCATTGACTTATGATTTTCAGAGACCGTTTTCGCAAAGCATCCAAGCCTTGAAATATCACCCTGCAAATCTTCAATGTTGTAAACATTCGCATAGCCTGATAATATCCCATCATTTGCGCTCTTGAATATATCCGCTCTTTTTATTTTGTAATCTTTTTGTTCCATATCGTGCTACAATATTTTTTTTTAATTTCTTAATTCCTTAATCTTGCATTATAATATGCTCCACTTACATACGTTACCGTACAACTGCAATTAACAACATTTCGGGCGCTTAAATTTTCAGCATGCGGGTAGTCGGCATACTCAATACCATAATTGTCAATTATCTGAAACTGCTCACTCTCCGGAATAGCCACCCCATCAAGTGCCACATGGTGTGCTCTTGGGTCTTTTGCTCCCCTGTGCATCCATATCTTGTACATCGTGAACTCTCCTACCTCCTCTTTCCATGCCATAGCCGCTTGCCGTTGTGATTCGTTAGCCATCTGAGCTACCTCTGTACGTGCTATTCTCATTGCCCTTTGTCTGTCAAACATCTTCAGTTGGTCTACTATTTGATTGAACGGTACTCCTACATTGTTTCTTAATACCTCCTGAACCGCTTCCCTTGTCGTGGTGTCAATAGCGACTATCTTTTGAGCCATACGTGTTTTAACAAAAACATCCATCCATACCCTCCATGCTGTACTAAAAAAATCTGATACGCTTTTGCTTGTTTTAAGCCCGTCTAAGAGATTATATTGACTGGTGCCTACTGTTAACCCATCTACTCCATAAATGTCTCTAAAAATAGGCTCAAAACGTGAAATAAACGTGCCTGTCTCTATTAGCTCATCCCTTTGTCTCTGCAATTCCTTGTAAATTTTTGCACGATATTTCCTCTCCAAACGAAACATCCGCCTGTCAAGTGCTGTTTGATACCGTATGAAAAATCTACTGTTTGCCATATCTTTTAATTAATAAAATCATTGCCACCTGAATAATCGCTCAAAGGTATTTTGTTTGTATCAATAAACACCTCATCCGCATAAGGGTTGTCGATTGCATCGAAGCCATCAATCGCCCTCAACTCATTTAATGATAGTTTGCCCTCTAAATTCTTTCGCTCCTCTAAGGACATCTGCAATTCATCGTACAGGCTTGTGTCGTAATCAAGAACGTAATTGACTTTGTTTTTGTCCTCTGTTCTGAACGGCTCAACAAGCCAGTTATTTAAAGCGTCCTCCTCCTTGTTCAAATAAGGGAGTATCACATCCCTGATAAACCTTGCACCACCCTCTTTTTGGTTCTGATATGTAGGGTTCTTTTCAAATAAAACCGCTGGAACGCCCCATAAGTCGCATAAGTTATCTCCTGCTTTTTCGATTGAATTGATGATGTTCAAAGCATCAGGTGATAAACCTATTTGTGTATATTGAAGTGGCATGCCACTTACAACTATTTTATTTTTATTGTCTACGCCGTGTATCTTTGCTTCTACTGCATCTTGTGTTGCTTTCGTTTGAGCTGGATCCATCCAATTATTCTTGTCAGGATGATTAGGTGAAATAATACCCTTTGCTCCCTCATTCTGAATTGATTTAATCCACGTCTCAATAGCATAGTCATCCAATTGTAAATATTTTAACCCAGCCGTTAACGGTGACAACCCCCTAAATTGAGAGCCTTGCATGTCAAATAGTGGATTGTTCATTTTAAGATGAAACACATTTTTTAAATCATCACCTTGCCACGTCCTCAACCTGCCGTCAGGCATCATGTATTGCCACGCCACTATCTCATCATTCTTAACAACGTGGCTCATTCGTGATGGAGGTATGGCGTATAACTCTAATGCTATATTTGAATTTAGAGCCGTCTCCCTAACCAAAAATGCTTCACCTTGAACGAAGTAAAACAACCTGAATAACTCGAACAAATCAATCCATGTCTGATATGGATTTGGTTTTTCAAGCAATTTAAACAAATCACTATCCTCTGGTGCATATTCCAGCGCCTTCGTGTACAACCTTTTTTTTACATGTTCTATCGGTGTAGCATTGTATTTATTATTCCTATACTGCCTGTATTTCCTTGCTTTATCATCTCCTGTATCAATGTATAACTCCAAGTTAGCAACTGCACACTTTTGAATGATCTTCTGGATTATCTTGTAAACATTGCCATTTTGTGTATAACCTTTTTCAATAAAATCGCTTGCATCCCAGCTATATAATGTTAACGGCATATTATATAACGAAAATTGGTAAGACGAGGTAGAACCTATCGCTTTACTGCTTCGCTGTTTATTTATTCCCAATGCTTTTTTTATCATTACTCTTCGCTATATAAATTTATTCCCATAAATACCGTAATTGCTCCCCAAAAAATAATGATAGCAAGCCTGCTACCTACCCACCAATCAGTAACATCAAAAGTTAATTGTATAAATGAAATTGATAAATACAGCATCAGTAATGCTATCAATGATAGGATTATGAGTGTCAATAGTGTACTGTATTTTTTATTCAATTTCATGTGTCTGTTACTTGTTTACTTGTTTAATATATTGAAAATTCAAATTTATTAATTTTATGCATAACGGCATAGCGTGATGCATCTAT